AAACGTAACCGGTAACCGGGTCTTTAACGCTATCGAGATAAGCTAGGCGCGCTTTCGCTTGCGCCATATCTAAATTTACGCCGACGTTTACGGTCTTGCCGTCTACGGAGTCGGCCGCTGCGCCCACGGTGAGAATGTCGTAACCGACTCCGCGCGCCGCTTCGCTAGTCGGATCAAAGCCGAAACGCTTTAAGTCGTCTAACTGCGCGGCTAGTTCGGGTGCGCCTGCGCCGTCAAGGTTCGCTTGCTTTAGGTCGATAAGCTTTCCCTTTAACCCGATAGCCGCTTCCGCGTTTGCTAGCGCAGCGTCTTTAGCTTCTTTCGAGTCCGGCCCGTACTTACGAGTAGCTTCGTTAAGTTTTGTTTGCGCCTCGGTAACCGCTTGCTGAGATTTATACGCCGCAAACCACGGGTCCGTTTGCGCACGTAATTCGTCTGCCAGCGTCTTAAGCGACTCAATTTGCGCAAGCGTATTAGAAGTAGCGTTACCGGCAGCGGTCGCCATTGCGTCAGTAACTGACGTATACACTTTTGCGTTTTCTGCGCCTTTGTCGTATTCGTCGGAAGTTTTATCTAAAGCAAACGCTAAAGAAATGCCGGCGTCTACCGACATATTTTGCGTCTCGGTCATTCGCAAAAATTCGGCAGCGGTAGCATTACCGCCTTCTGCTAATTTTCTAAGAGCGTCGTCGGTGCTTCCTAGTTGAATATTGTGCGCACTATAAGCACCGTTAACGGCTTCGATTTCGTCGCCGTTCGTAATAAGATTGCTAGTAACTAGTTCAACGTTTGCGCCGTATTTAACCATCGCGTCCGCTGCGCCGTTATCCTGCAATTGTTTCGTAAGAGTCGCGGCTACGTTTTGTCGTACTGCCTCGGAGTTACCAGTTAAAGCTTCAGTAAAAGATTTAACTCGGCTTTCGCTTGCAGCTTGCGCGTTTGAATAGATTGACCAAATAGCAAAGCCAATAGTCGCGGCAGCGGTTACGCCGATAAGCGCCGGAGTCACCGCACCCGCTAAACCGGTAGCAAGTTTCGCGCCCGTATCCTGAGACGCGCCAAACTTCGTAGCAAGATTACCGACCGAAAGCGCCACGTTATCGACAACGCCCCGGAACATACCCATAGCGGGCCCGACTACGTCGCCGAACGTGTCCGCGATTTTCGCGACCAGCGGAATAGCGCCGAGCGCAGCAGTACCGACACCGCCAACAATAACAACCGCATTCTTAACCGGATCGGGTAACGCGCTAAACGCGTCCACCGCAACGCCGACCGCATCAGCAATAGCGCCGATAGTCGGCATAAGCGCCGTACCGATACTCTCCTGCAAATTACCTAGCTTCGTTTGTAAAGCCTCAATAGGTGTCTTAGCGGCTTCCGCAGCTCCGCCGAACTGGTTCTTAAGTTCGCCGAGGATAACTTTCTGCGCGCCGAGAACATCGCCGGTAGCGACCAGCGTTTTAATCTGTTCCTTTTGATCGGCAGTAAACGAAACGCCAGCGCGAGACAAAGCCGTAATACCCTTAACGGGATCGTTAAGCGCCTTGCCTAACTGAATAGAAGCGCTCGACGCGTCAGTACCTAACGCTACGGAAAGGTCTAACGAAAGCCCTACGGCTTGGTCAAAAATATCGTTACCTTCGCCGATTTCGTTACGGACCTTCGCGAACGTAAGTAACAGATTCGCGGAAGACTGGACTAGTTCGTCGTCCTTGCCGGTCAGGTTAGAAACCGACGTAGCTAGGTCGCCGATTTGGTCGGCAGTCGTCCACGCGGAAGCGCCGGTAGTTTGAATAACGCGTTCAGTTTCGCGAGCAACTAGAGCCGATTCGGTAGCCGCGTCGAACGCCGATTTCATAGCGAACCCGACGCCAGCAACTACCGCAGCGGAAGCGGCCGCTACCGCCGGAGAGATTTTAGAACCGAGCTGCGAAAGTTTAGACCCGGTAGTAGCTGCGGCATCGTCCACGGAACGAAACGCTTTAGTCGCGCCACGATCCTCACCGGTAAAAACGATAGAGAGATATTTAGTAGATGCCATCGCTTACCGTCCTTTCATACGTGCGCGGTTTGTTTCTTCGAGATCGTCTAGGTAAACGATTAGTTCAGCGGGCGACAGTCGCCCAATATCCCACGGTTTAATTCCGTATAGATACGACAAAGCGGGCAAGACTTTTAATAGCCTTGCCCGTACTATTCCGGGGTTTCGTCGGTTTCGTTAGGGTCTTCGATAGCTACTTCAAAATCGGCCGGGTTGAGTACGTCGGGCCATTCGTCCAGTACCGCACCTAGCGAAAGGTTTGGTTCACCGGATGCGCGACGCGCTAGCCAAAACATAATTTGTAGCGAGTCGACGCCTACCGTATTTTCGCCGCCCCAAAACGCGGAGAACGGTAAACCGCCGCAAGCTTTACGTACCGCGATTTGTTCGTTAAACGGAATATTGTCGGGGCAAAACGTATAGGTCTCGCCTGAGACGGTGATACGTAAAACGCGTTGCGCCTGTTCGGTTGCTTGCTTGCGTCGCCCGCTGCCGGGTCGTGGTGCGTTTGCCATAGTTAGAACTCTCCTGCAAAGTTCGGGTATTCGGTTAGTCGGTAAATGCTCGAGCTGCGAGCCTGTCTAGTGCTGCACGATGCGCCGCTACAATGTCGTCGAGATGACGGGCAAGCGCAGCGTTAATCGCATACGGTCCGCTATTTAGGTCGGCTACTTCCCAACGGTTACCGACCCATTCCGGGTGCTGAGGCTTACCCGGCGGTTTCGTTCGATACCAGCCGGTACGTTTCTTAGCTCCCCAAAACGCGGTGTTCGCCATAGCCGTAGGGTTTCGTTTACCCGACGACGGTTTAATTTGTATTCGAGCTTCTCGCGCGCTAGCCGAACCTTTAATAGCGTTCGCGGCTCTCGCCTGAACACCGCCCATACCTCGGGCTTCGGTTTGGCTAACGCGTTCGCCTATCTTCGCTATCTCACGATTTGCGCGGCTTAACTCTTTCGGCCATTCCGGCCCGACAGCTTTAAGCGCCTTACGGAACTCGCGTAAACCAATAACGTTAACGGCGTAACGCCCGCCGAACTCAGACGCGATAGCCGCGCCGGAAGATTTGCCGGGCTTATACGCCATCGGTTACGGCGTAGCGTCGCTGTTAACGAGAGCGACAGTAATAGCGGAAGCATCGGTAGACGATGCGACACACTTAAACGGTAGCGACTGAACAAGAATTTCGCGCCCGGCAACCTGCGGAGTAGAACCGTCTACGCGAATATTCGTAGTAATGGTTACCGAGTCCGTACCGGAAGTGAACGAAGCGACTAGCGCAGCTTCCGAACCTGTAACGAAACGGCGGTACTGCGTAAGGTCGGTAAACTCTACTTCGATCGTGCCGGAGTATTCCCGAAGGTTAGCTTCGAGAGGTTCCGAAATGCGCTGATTACCGAGGAATCGGCGAGCGTCGTCTAGTCCGTTATTGCCGGAAATGGTAAGGCTCTTAGCGTTAACCGAAGCACCACCGATAGAAACGGCAGCATGGTTAAACTTAAGCGGCTTAATACCGGACGGGTACGAAGCGGCAGCTAAAGCGATTCCGAGAGTGAACGAAATGCTAGTACCGGAAGCGGAAGCGTTCGCGGAAAGCGTCGCGGCCGTCGCCGACTGAACCGAAAGAATCGTAGCCCCGGACGGGATACCGGTACCGGAAATAGGGTTACCGATATCGGAAGCGTTAAACGATGCGCTCGCCGACGTGATCGAAGCGGACCCGGAAGTAGTAACGCCGTCGGTAACTACGCGGTAGTCAATCTCACGGGTACCGACTACATCCATCCCGAGGGTAGCGATTTCACCGGCAGAGCAGGCGATTTCCCACGAGGAAACTTTCATACCCGCATAAGTAAACGGGTAAGTAGTGCCATTCGTAGCGGGTCGCCCAACCTGAATAGTAAGCGCGTCGCCGGTAAGGTCGCCCGGTGTGAACGTATGCGTATACGGTCCCGCGCCAGTAGTAGCAACATCGCCGAACATAGCGGTAAACAGTTTGCCTAGACCACGGTTATAAAGCTCATGCTGAACAGAACCCGAAACGGTAATGTCGCCGCCGTTCCATTGCTGAGAAGCAAGCACGCGACGACCGGCAATGATGCCCGCCGACTCTAAGCGCGCGCGCTCTTGCATAAGGCTTTCGGAAACCAAAGGAAGAAACGCGGTAACCGTTGCCGGTGTACCTACGGTGACCTCAGTCGCGTAACCAATCTGCGCGTCGATACCTGTATAGCCCATTATTTAACTTCCTTCGTCTCGACCGGTTCGGTCTTGTCTACGGCTTTAGCCGACGTTTTTAACGGTTTGTTTGTCCAGCCTTGCGCCGTCAAAAGTTCGGCGTAGGTTTCGTCCACGGTGACGGTTTCGCCATCCGCTACGACAATTTGTAGCGCGGCTAAATATAGGTCGCCGCCTGTAGTGTTCGTTACCTGCATTGTTTACGTTCCTTTATAAAAGGCGGGTAGAAACTGTTACGACAACTTCCGCAAAACCGGTAGGTCCTTCGGGAAACATTGCCGAGGTCTGCCGTTCTTCGGTTACTTCTGCGGAAAGAACGCCGTCGAGATCAGCTAGGGAAGTGTCATCGGCTAGCGTGTCTTCAATCGTTGCGACGATTTGCGTTAACCGGTGCATAGTTTCGGTGAGTGTTCCGTAGCCGATTACGCGAATTTGAAACGGTAGGTTAAAAATGTCGTCGCGTTGTTTACGGCCGCCGGTCATTACCGGAATATTTACGGTGCCGTCGATTTCGTCTAGCCAAATAAGTTCGGCTTGCGGTACCCGATCGCCGGGCCATCCCGGTTCTATACTCACGTTTGCTAGTAGCGGCTCGGCACGTAGTAGAGATACTACGCGTTCGGCGGCTTGCCAGCGAATAGACGTAGTAGCGGTCACGCTAGACCCGGTGCAATGTATTCGCGGAAACTGTTCAGCAGTCGGTCAACCTCGAGATAACCAGTAGGTCGGCCTCTATTCCAGTCCGGCGTGCTATAGCGGGTCATAGAACCGTCGAAGCTCTGCGCGATTACGTCGCGGGATTGTCCCGAACGATCCGCGAAAGCAACGGACCGGCAGTATTCCGCGCAAGCACGTAGCAACGGTTCCGGCGGTGTAGCAATACCGTAGGTATATGTCACGGTCAGTACGTCCGCCCCATACCATGCAGGACCGTAAATTAAGCCCGTAGCGGTCTCCGTAGTTAGGTCCGTTAGTAGTCCGGCTACGCCGTCCACGCTGAACGCTGAGACGCTAACTACCGGACGGTTTGCGAGCTGAACCCATTTATTCGGGCGTACCGTTTGTTCAGCGGTCGCGGTCCGCGTTTGGAAAGCGGTTTGTAGATACCGTTCGGCGATATCTTCAAACTCGGCCACTAGGTTAGTTAGTTCCGTATCCGTGTACGTCGTCTGATTAGATAACGCCGGGATACGTGAACGAACCTGCGCGGGAGTGAGATACGCCACGGCGTTTATTCCTTAGCGGCGCGACGTGCGCGCGGCTTCGGTTCGGCAGCGGTTTCGGTAACCGGGTCGATGGTGGTCGTCTCGACCTTTGCCGTTTTGCGGGTTACTGGTTCCGCGAAACCGTTTGCGAATAGATCGGCTGCGACGTTTTCGGGTACGTCGAATTCGTTACCTTTGCCCGGCCAGTCTTGGCCGTCAATGGTTCCCGAAATGTCTACAAGCATACGAATACGCATAAGAGAAAGTTTCCTTTATAGGTGGTGGCGGTTTACGCCGGTCCGGGAAGGGGATACCGAACCGACGTAAACCAAACCAAAAGGCGAAGCTATATCAGCTTGCGCCGCCGACGAAATGCTTAACCGCGCCGGTCTGGTCAATGAGTAGACCATCGGTACGGAGCTGCACACGGAACGTACGAACAGAATAGTCGAACGCGAAATCGTCCGAAACTGCAACGTCGATACCGTTAACTTCGCGGATGTAGTAGCTCGGGAAGTGACCGAACAGAACAGACTTAGCCGAAACTGCCGGGTTAGCCATTGAATCGTTCAGGTACACCGGGAAGCCGAGAAGCTGATCGGGGTCGCCATTCATGCCGGGAGCAAAAATGTAGTGATCGTTCGCGGTACCCTTAAGCTTACGAGCCGCAGCCATCGCGGTATTATTCATCATGAAACCGCAGCCGGGTTGCGACGTGTACGCTGATCCAACGCTATAGCGAAGGTCGATCAGATTATCCCCGGTAAATGCACCGGAGACAGAAGTCGAGCCGGTCTTGCCAGCGGTTGAGCTAGTAACGATACCGGTCGGTTTCGAACTGCCGTCGCCCGTGGTCATATGTCCACGAGTAGCGACACCGATAGCGGTACCGGCCTGACGTGCGAGGAAGCCCGCAACGTCTACGGCTCCGTCGCTTGCCAATTCATTCGAGAGCTGCACGAGTACGGTGTACTTGTAAGCTCCGAGCGCGCGGGTAGCAAGAGTCGGATCGGAAGCGGAAGCTTGCGCAGCTTCGCCAACGATAGACGCGGTACTAAACGCGGTAGACGTAGGAACGTTCAGCGTCTCGCCGGTGTTCGTGGTAACGATAGTAGCAACGTTACGCACAACGTTCGTCTGAACGAGGTGTTCCACGATGCGATCGTAAACGGAAGTAGGAACCGCACCACCCGAAGACGAAGACGTAATAGCGCGCTTCTCAAAACGTGCGCTACGAATCTCGCCGTTCATAAGTGAACGAACGGTATCTTCGTCGCTGTTCTCAACCGAAGCGGTAACGGTTGCGCCGAGGTCGGCCGGAACGCCAAGACGGGCGCGGCTTTCTTCGATATCACGGTTACGCTGTTCGGCGTCGATAACTGACTTAATACGCGCGTCGGCGGTATCAAGTTCGGCGTTAATGCGGTCGAATTGCTCTGATTCCTCAGCGGACAGGTCGCGGGCTTCGGTAGCGGCGTGGTCAAGTAGACCCTTTGCCTGCTCCCATGCGCGGGCGCGCTGTTCGCTAAGGTTCTTAATAAACTCAGACATAGCCGAGCCTTTCCTTAGTTGGATTTTTGTAGGGGTAGCAAGTGAATAAACGCGGTGGTGCGCATAGCGTCCGGGCGCGTTATTCGGGTCGCTGGTTACTTACGCTTTCGCGCTAGTTCTAAATACCGTCGGGCGATATCTACAGACCGGCCCGGTTCGGGAATGTCTGTAGCATCGTCGGCGGTGCGTACGGTTGCTCCGGTCGTCGCTGCGTATGCAGGCTGACCCGAAACTACGGAAATCTCATATAGCACGACCTCGCGAAGCTCGCGGCTTTGTCCGTCGTCGCTCCACGCGTCACCGCCGCGCGGTACTGCAAAACCAAAACTCATAGAGTGAACTACGCCTTCGCGGAGAAGTACCGAAAGGTCACGACCGGCGGTCGTATCGGGAAGCGTCATATTAACGCGTAGCCCGCGCTCATCCTCTGCGAGCTGTAGCGAACCGTTCTTAGTGGTCGCTAGTGGCATATCGGAATTGTGGTTTACGTATGCGCGAATTTCCTTACCGGAATTCAGCGAACGCTTAAACGCGCCCGGTGCGATCGTCTCAATAAACGGCAACGGTTCGCTAGGTGAATTAAAGACGGCAGCGTAACCAGTAAACGAACGCGCGAAACCTTCGGCGTCTTCGTCGCCAGCTTGTAAGGTCCCTACCTCGACGGTGCGAAACTCTACGTCACGCCCGGCGATACGGCGAGCCTCTACCGGATAGGCGGCATAGCGCACCGGTTCCGGTTCCGTAACTGTTTCTTCGGTCATATCTTCCACCGTCTCTACGTCTACCGGCGTAACGCCCGACGTTAAACTTTCCGGGATAATCCAAAACTTGCATACGCCCATAGGGTCAATATCGCCCGCAACGATTTCGCACGCGCGCGGACCCTCATAAAACGAACAGTTCGAACAAACCAAACCCTCACTAGCAAACGGGTTAGCGGCAGCGTCTACATAATGCGCGCCAGCCTCACCGATGCCAGTATTAAACTGCCCGAACAATTCGGTAACCGCTTCTAAATCTTCGTACTGTTTCTGCTGACGCGGCGTAAGCGGGTACATACCGTCGCCGTTGCGGGTTTCGTTTTGCTGTTCCATAGCTGACGCTTTCGTTTCGTTAGCGGTTTCTACGATTGACTGCGCACGCGTATAGCCTGCGTCGCCGCCCCACAACGCCCACGCGATACGGCCGTTAGACGGGTAACCGTCTTCGCCGGGGCTGAAACCTTCTGCGCGTTTATCTACTTCGTGCCTATCGAAATAGGCTTTAATCCGTCGCCATGTAGCTACGGGTAAATCTTTTCGGTTAACAATGTCGCGCGCTCTAGCGATACCGATAGCGGTACCGCCTCGACCGTATTCGCTGCGCCACGCTAAACCGCGTGCAGCTTCGGTAACCATTCCGTCGTTAGGCGGAAACGCGTCGGGCATTATTCGGGCGGGTCTGCGTCTACGCCGACCGGCGGTAGATCGGGATTGCCACCGGGACCGGCCATAGGTGCGCCCGGCAACGCCATAACAAACGCGTCGCCGCCAGGGAAATAAGGTTCCATACCTTCGACGTGGCGCGCTTCGTTCGGCGTAATGAAACCGGAAGTTATGCCGAGCTGATGAGCGCGGTATCGGTTAATCGTATCGGCGCGAAGAAATGCGGAAGTATCAAACTCGACGCGCTGCCCGGTAGGCATAAGGTTAGAAAACGCCGCTTCGATTCTGCGCAACCATGGCAGGAGAGTAAACGTAAGAAAGTTTAAACCGGCCTGTTCGTTATTTGTGTACGTTTGGCTAGCGGATTTTGCGCCGATCATATGCGCCGGGATACGGAAGATGCGCGCAATTTCTGCGACTGCATACTCTCGCGACGCGTTTAATTCCATATCGGCGGCGGATGCGCTAATAGGTTTCCATTTAACGCCACCGGAAAGAACGGCGGGACGGCGGCGGCGGCGGTGCTGCGTTTCCCATGTAGCTTGCAAAACTTTCGCGGCCTCGACGGTTATATCTCCGTCTACCTCTAGAACGGAAGACGGCGTACCGCCTTCGCCGTACCATTGCGATACGTGACGTTCCACGGCAAGCGCAGAGCCGATCGTATTTCGTTGCTGATGTAACGGGCTAATACCCTTCGCGGCTTGCGGCGGTGTAAACCATCGCAAATGCAAAATTTGGTTAGCGTCAATCGCGGAACCGGCGACCGTGTACGTACGCGAATTTCCTACGATCGTAACGTTTACGTTATCGGGATGTAGCGGCACGACTTGAGAAGGAAGCCCGGCAGTACCGCCCGCATAGTCAAGCCATAGATACGCGTTGCCATGTAATGCCAGCGACGAAACGACCATATGGATAAGTTCGTATTGCGTAACCGTTTCGGCCGGGTCAGTTAAAAAGTTAGGGGTCTCGATACGTGTATTGCGTTCGCCGGTCTGGCTGACCGCACGCAACGGCAACGCCGCTACCGAGTCGGCCAGTAGAGAAACGCACGACAGAACCGCCGCAACCTCTAGCGCGGTTTCTTCCGTAACGTTTTCGCCCGACCAGTTGTTACCGACAAGGAAACCGGTATTCCGTAACGGTGCCGGCATAGCGCGACGGCTAAAAATGCTCATCGCGTAGCCGCCAAGTAAGAACCGGCAATAACCAAAACGCCGCCGCTAATGAAAGCGAACGGAACCGAAACCATAGCGATACCGCAAACGATCGCCGCGGCCCCGATAATTTCAGCGAAAGTAGTTAAGGCGTTACGCATCGGTAAAGCTCCACGGGTCGATAATTTGCGGCACCGTTGCCGGTGTCGGAACGTGCGTAGCGTGCCATACGGCGCGCTCTAATCCTGCGACAGCGCAAACGCCAAGGTCGATATGGCGGGTGCTTTGTTTGTTTTCTTTTGTAGGGCGCGCGCCGCGGGCGTCAATCTTTAGAACCATATTTTCTACGTGACGTGCTAGCCGCGGGTCGCCACTATGGGTAAACGTTTTATCTAGGACCGCATCGTAAAAAAGTTTCCACGCGGTAACCATTCGCTGAACGGAACCCATCGGATACTCAAGCATCGGTAGACCCTCGTCTTCGAGAGCCTGCATAGATCGTTGCCAGCGGTACGGGTCCATCCCAATCTCTGCAACCTGCATAGAACGTGCAGCGTTACGAATAGCGGTTTCTACTTCGCTAATCGGTACGCGCCATTCGTTAGAGTCGCCGGGCTTTTCCCATAAATCAAGAACGTACATATGAGGCCGTTCCTCAACCGTGACCACTACCACGCCGGTACTGTCACCGCTCCACGATCCATCGGCCATAAGCACAACGGGTAGAGACGGGTCCGGTATACGGTCCGGGTCGGCAAGCTTTCCCCACGCGCCATGCGGCAGCGCAGCAGACGAACCCACTACCCATACGTTCGTTCGTTTCGTACGAAATTCTGACTCCGGTGTACGCACTAGCGTAGACCTGAAATCTTCGTAACTGTTTAAGTCACCTATGCCGGGGTTAGCTTCGGCCCAAACTTTCGGGTCGGTATGGTCGGAGTCTGAACCGGCTTTCGGTTCCCACCATGAAAAGAAAAACGTAGGGTCGTCTATCTCTTTAGCGGCTACTTGTTTACCATGCTGATAAAGCGAGTAACAGAAAGAATCGCGGCCGTAGTTGTCGGTACGTGACCCGGCAGTAGTGATACCTAACATTAAAGGTTCGTGCCGAGCGCCAGCGCCGAGCGCCATAACATCCCATAGCTCGCGGTCCGGCTGAACGTGAACTTCGTCGAATACGACCATTGTCGGAGAGAGACCTTCGGACGCTCCCGCTTCGCGGCTTAGCACCCGATAAACCGAACCGGTGTCGGGAACCTCGATAGCGTCCCGATAAACTTTAGAAATACTCGAAAGCTCCGGGTCTAGCTCAACCATGCGCTTAGCCGAACCAAAAACAATACGAGCCTGCTCGCGGGTACCAGCGCAAGAATAAACCTCGCCGCCCGCGTCGCCGCAATAAAGCGACCACAACGCAAGCCCGGCACCTAACGCGCTCTTGCCCTGCTTACGTGGCAAGCCGACAAGCGCGGACCGGTGCTTAAGTTTTCCGTCGGGAGTCTCCGCTAGCAAACTGTCTAGTAGTTTTAGCTGCCACGGTCGGAGCTGAATAAGATCGCCAGCCGCACCGCCGACCGAAGCCTTAACTACACGGGCGTAACTGTTAATAAATTCGGAAGCCTCACTACCGCGCGTCTTCGTTCTAGCGGTTGCGTTAAACGAAAGCCAACGCGACGGCCAGCCGCTAACCCTCGCCACGCGCCCGGCGTAACTGCTCGAGCTTCGTAGCCGATTTCACTTCGGCCAGTCCAAGACGCGACCGGCCCGACGGATCGAAACCGAGCGCAGACATTTGCGAAAGTATTTGCTTCTCTAGATCGCGTAAAGCCTTACGAGCTTCGGCGGATTGCGTAGCCATAACAACGGTGCGCAAGCTTGCGCGTTCCTCGATTGCTTCGCGGAGCATTGCTAGCGCGAGCGTGTCAGTTTGAGCTAGCCAAATTTGCCCGGCCGTTAGCACGTAATCCAACGCGCTAACCGGGTCTAGTTCTACTGGTTCCGGCATGATGGCGGGAACCGCGGCTAGGTTAGACAAATTCGGTACCCGGTCGCCGCGAGCAGTCCCGCGGCGTTTCTTAACTTCGGTCGGCGTAGGCGGTCTGCCTCTCGGTGCCATAGATTCCCCTTTTACGAAAGTTACTTCTAAATAGTTGAGACCAAAAAAGACTCATAAGCCGTAATGCCCGACCCGCTCGGGAATTATGACAATGCACAAAAAAGGG